ACACTCGAAAGGATTACTGCAAGGCATCCGTCGAGTTCCAGGCCGGGAATGAGACTTTCCTTTCGGAGCGTCAATCGGTCAAGCACCAGACGAAATCTGGTGTGCAGCACGCCGTCACCCATCTAAATCTTTTTAGGCTCGATCAAGACGGAAATCCCGTGGAGGATATCTCTGGTGAGCAGCGAAGGGATTCCGACAAGGCGCTTCGATCCCTAATCGGAACCTCGGACGATTTTCTTCTGACATCGTTTGCAGCGCAGGGAGAGATGAACACTTTCCTGAAGGAACGCGCGACGGCCAGAAAGAATATCCTCTCAAAGTTCCTAAATCTCCAGGTGTTTGACACCTTAAACTTACTTGCGAGAGAGAGCTCAAGCTCTATCAAGTCAGAGCTTCGCAGGACACCAGCTCTTGATATTCGAGCTGCTATCGAAGCGAAGGAGGCGGAGAGCGTCACCCTCCACGATGACATAGCTGTCATTGAACGTGAGAAGAATTCCATCGAATCACACGTTAAGAAACTACGATCGATTCTTGAGCGTGAATCTCCTGGATCATCGCACTCTCTCGATGATATCAGAAATTATGAAAACGACCTTGTAGAGCTTTCTCAGAAGATCGCTAAGAATAACGAAGAGCTGAAGAGAGCTAGATTTGAGAGAGACGATCTCAAAACGAAGATTGAGAAGACGGAGATCATTCTCACGACGGTCGACATAAGCGCTCTTCGATCTGACATTGAGCGAGCGGAGAGAATATCAACCAAGATAAACGACACTCAGATCAAGCTTAGTCTTGAAAGTGAATCTCTTCAGAGGCTGGAGAGGTCTGTTGGCAAGCTCTCTGATGTTCCTTGCGGTGATAAGTTTCCAACCTGCAAGTACATCAAAGACTCTCATGCTGATCGGCTTCTGATCCCTAAGCACCGTGCATCGCTGGACGAGATCAACGCTCTTGTTTATGATCTCAAGCAGAGCTTCGATGCTAGTGACCTTGGAGAGATGAAGGCACGATATGAGAAGTTTAACTCGATCGAGTCAAAGCTTCCAGCAGCTAGAACTTCTTTCACGGCTCACGAGAGTCGTGCAAAGAGTCTAGAATCTCTCGGAGAGTCTTTTGAGAAAGAGTCCCAGAGGGTGAACAAGCTGTTGCAGGAAATCAGAGCTGCAATCTCTGTCTCGGCCCTTGAGGAGGTGAAGAAGATGCAGCTCGAGGTTGACGAGCAGGAGCGAAAGTCACAGGATCTTGCCAAGAGAATTCTCAAGGACAATCAGCGAATTGGAGCTGTCAACTCGGAGGTATCACGCCTCAAGCAGGACGTTGAGAGGATAGAGAAGCTCCAGTCTGACTGGAAGGTGTTTGAGACCATCCTCGCTGCAACAGGTAAGGACGGGATCCCGTTGCAGATCATTGCATCGCAGCTCCCTCGTATTAACAGCGAGATCGCGAAAGTCCTGACCGGGGTCTCCAATTTTAGCGTCGATCTTGTCGCCAACGAGGAAGACGGAGATCTAGAGATCTTTATCGACTACGGAGACTCACGACGTCCGATCGAGCTCTCTTCTGGTATGGAAAAGATGATTTCATCGCTCGCAATAAGAACCGCCCTGATCGAGGTTTCGGCTATTCCGAAGCCTGATCTGTTCATCATTGACGAAGGGTTTGGCGCTCTTGATGATACGAATCTTGAATCTTGTGCTCGCCTCTTAACATCTCTCAAGCGCAACTTTAAGAATATACTTGTGATCTCGCATGTCGATAGTATCAAGGACATTGTTGATAACGTCATAGAGATTTCCCATGATGGTATTGACGCAAGCGTGAGGTATTGATTGCTCGGAAGGGTAGAGGATAAGGTTGGATACAGGATTATCAAGAGGGGTGAGGCATCTGTGGATGTTGCCCCTCTTGATTGCTTGCTTTGCAAATCCGTTCTTATCGATGAGATGGACGAGATTTCCATCGTAAGGTCAGGTTGCTGCTTTGACTGTGAATCTGAGATTGTTGATCCAAATCGACCAAAGTGGATTCTAGGGTGGAGACCAGACCAAACCGTCATTTGTGAAATAAGGAGCAGGAGACTCTCATCACCTCACTCGAGAGTGCATATTTAGCTTAGGAGAGATATCTGAGATGCACCTTTCAACAAAAGAAATTAATGCCCTGGGACATATAACGCAACGTGGGTGGGGCGTTTCATCGATGCCAAACGCAGTGACATGCTCATTGACCGGAGACACTATCACCATGAAGTTCATGACAGTCGTGCACTTCGCAGCGGAGGATTCACTAAGGAGCCAGGTCGAGAGGATAACTAACGAGTCCATAGACATTCTTACGAAGTGCGTTGCTGACACGAAGAAGCAGTTCAAAGAATTAACCGGTAGGCCTCTTTCTCTGAAAGAGGTTACGAACAGGGACTCGCTTGAGATAATTTCTGCAACAAATCTGTCCCCACGTCGTGTAGCTTATTACAGGAGACAGGTCGTCCTCAGTGTAATGTAAGATGGCTGTCCTATCAAAAGACAAGCAAGTTGCAGAGATAGTTGCTTGTGGAAAGAAATCATCGTACTTCATAAACAAGTACATTAAGATCCAGCATCCGACTCGCGGACTTGTTAGTTTTGACACTTACAAGTTCCAGGATGAGTGCCTTGACAAGTTTGAGGATCATCGCTTTAATGTCATTTTAAAGTCAAGGCAGCTTGGAATCTCCACTCTTGCCGCTGCATATGCCCTCTGGCTTGCTCTTTTCTACAAAGACAAGTCGATCCTCATTATCGCTACCAAGCTGGCTGTCGCGCAGAACTTCATCAAGAAGGTGAAGGTCATGCTTCAGAACCTTCCGTCGTGGATCATCATGCCATCGATGAAGTCTGACACCAAGCAATTAGTTGAATTTAGCAATGGATCGTCTATTAAGGCGATTCCAACTTCTGATGACGCAGGCCGTTCAGAGGCTCTTACGCTCTTGATCGTTGATGAAGCTGCGTTCATCGGAAACTTCGACGATCTCTGGACTGGTCTATACCCCACGCTCTCAACTGGTGGACGAGCGATTGTTCTTTCGACGCCTAACGGCGTTGGAGGGCAGTACCACAAGCTGTACGTTGAGGGTCACGCAGGGCTCAACGAGTTTAATGCTATCAAGCTTCCTTGGGACGTTCACCCTGAGCGTGACCAAGTATGGTTTGACAACGAATCAAAAAATATGACGAGGAAGCAGATCTCCCAGGAGCTGCTTTGCGACTTTGCAGCATCAGGTGATACATTCCTGAATGCGAATGATCTTGAGTACATCATCCTTGGTACCCAGACACCCATAGAGCGCTGGGGACCTGAGATGTGCGTCTGGGTCTGGAGGTATTTTCTTCCTGATCACAAGTACCTCATAGCAGCTGACGTTGCAAGAGGCGACGGGGCTGACTACTCAAGCTTTCACGTTATCGATACGACGGCTGGTGAGCAAGTATGCGAATTCAAGGGTAAGATACCACCCGACCAGTTCGCAGTCCTTCTGGTTGAAGCAGGGATGCGATACGGAAGAGCTCTAATCTGTCCTGAAAACAACAGCTATGGTTACGCAGTGTGCATGAAGCTGAAAGAGCTTGGATACCCGAACCTCTACTACAAGGACAAGCGATATTTGTATTTGGGGGCGGCAGCTGGATCTGAGGACATCGCGAACATCGGTTTCACGACAGGACCCTCGAACAGAACAAAGATCCTCACTAAGCTTGAAGAGGTTATCAGAAACAAGCAGATCAGGATCAGGTCCACGAGAATGGCAGAAGAGTTGAAGACTTTCACGTGGATAGGACAAACTGCGAAAGCCATGAGAGGATACAACGACGATCTTGTGATGGCACTTGCGATCGCAATTTGGCTATACGATACGAACGTTGACTTCTCCAAACACAGTCAGGAGATGAGTCGAGCCATGCTTGCCGCTTTCTCGGTCAACAAGAGAGATCACGACGAGCAGCCGTTCGTCCCTCACTCTAAAAACGTGATGTCTCCTATCATGATGGACGCCTCACCAAAAAGTGCTGTGGGAAATTTGAATCCCTACGCTCACTTTGGGTGGTTAATCAGGGATTGATTTAAGTTCCCAAATTATCTAATAGAATTGAGATCGAAATGCCAGAAAATAACAATAGAAATCTATTCCAGAAGCTGACCCAACTCTTCAGAGCTGGTCCCGTCATTCGTCGTAAGGTGAAGAACTATTCTGAGCCTACAGCGTCGTCCGCGTATGAGATGTTCAGGAAGAACCAATCCGACATATACTCAAGCACCGTGTCAGCCTACGGAGCTTTCGATCGTATGTCAAGGTACTCTGACTTCTCAGAAATGGAAGCAACACCTGAAATTGCGTCGGCACTTGACATCTACGCTGAGGAAACAGTTTCCCAGGATGAGAAGGGCCAGGTCCTCCACATTTACTCCGAGAATAGAAGGATCAGGGAACTTTTAGAGACTCTCTTTAACGACACCCTGAACATCGAATTTAATCTACCGATGTGGACAAGAAATATCTGCAAGTACGGTGATTTCTTCCTATTCAACGATGTTCATCCGAACTACGGAATTATCAACGGCTACCCTATCCCTATCTCAGAGATGGAACGTGAAGAGGGATACGACCCGAAAGATCCAATGGCTGTTCGTTTTCGCTGGATCACTCGTGGCAACCAAGTTCTCGAGAACTGGCAGATCTCACATTTCCGGCTCCTCGGCAACGACGCTTTTCTTCCGTACGGCTCATCAGTTCTTGAGTCTGCACGTCGAATCTGGCGCCAGCTGATCCTTATGGAGGACGCGATGCTTGTTTATCGCATTGTCCGTGCTCCTGAGCGTCGAGTTTTTTACATTGACGTCGGTAACGTGCCTCCGGAGGAGGTTGCCAACTACATGGAGCAGGCTCAGACAAGCTTGAAGAGAAACAAGGTTGTTGACAAAGCTAACGGGAAGATGGATCTTCGCTACAATCCGCTCTCGGTGGATGAGGACTACTTCATTCCGGTCCGTGGCGGTGAGACTGGAACCAAGATCGATTCGCTGGCTGGCGGAACAAACGCAGCAGCCATCGAGGACGTCCAGTATATCCAGAAAAAACTCTTCGCCGCACTCAAGATTCCAAAGGCTTACCTTGGGTATGATGAAGACATCGGCGCGAAATCTACCCTTGCCCAGGAGGATATACGTTTCTCGAGGACAATCTCCAGGATCCAGAAGGTCGTTGTTTCCGAGCTAAACAAGATGGCAATGATTCACCTGTATGCACATGGCTATGAAGGTGAGGACCTGCTTGACTTCACGCTGAAGCTCTCGAACCCTTCAACAATCGCGCAGCAGCAGAAGCTTGAGCTTATCTCATCACGATTTGATATCGCTGCAAAAGCACCAGAGGGAATAGTCGATCGTCGTTGGGTTCGTAAAACAATCATGGGCCTCACTGATGAGGAGATTG